TTCTACTCAAGTTGTGCATTAAAAAAAAATTGGGGGGTGGTTTAGCGTTGCAGAGGTGGGAAGGGGGGTGTGGGGGGGCAAAAAGAGTCGCCCTGCTCCTCGATATCCAGTTTTTGTACGTTTGGGCGGGTCCCCCTCCGGCTTGTCGTAAAAACGGGGAGCATTAGGGACTCCCAAAAGTATTTTACGACGCATATGACTCCCCGCTTCGCCCTGCTCCTCGACGATCGAGCGAATATACCCCACGGGGGTATCTTTTGAGCGATAAAAAAAAGCCGCCCTATTGGGTGGCTTTCTTCTTGCGCTCTCGCGCCTCTGCTTTCTTCGCTTCCAGCTTCCTCGTTTTCTCCGCGTCGGCCTCTGCTACGCGGCGCATGCGCTCCAGCGCGCGCGCTTCTCGCTTCTTGAGCTCTGCATCATATTTGGACAAGAGCCACGCTATAACGCATTTTTCGAGCTCTGGCGACGTCACCGGCTCATCCTCCCCCAGATCGTAGCTCATGAACTCGCGCGCTTGGTCTTCGGTGAATAGGATTGTCATCTCGTTCTTCTCCTCGTCGACTGATACGCGATCGCGGGTACCTGTTAGCCGCTCGGATATTATGTCGAGGCACCCCGGGGAGCTTCTGTCGCCTTTGAGCCATTCCGCATGCAGACATTTTGTAGTCCATTCGTCATCATCGCGCAATTGCTTCACAAGATCCGCCGGCGCCTTTTCTTCCGCACTATTATCCCAGTATCCCCATGCGAAAAGGTATTCCATAGCGGTCGCCTTTTTCGTTTCGCACTCTCGCGCGAACTCGTCCGGCGCGTTTATTTCGTAATAGTCGCCCGCGAGGTATTCAGACTGCCGCACGCACTCCTCCGCATTCCGGTCCGCGTCTGCGTTCCATTCGTCGCGCAAGGCTTTTGCCCAGTCGAATGAATGGATTATTGCGTTCGCGTGGCTGGTCGTGTACTCGGTGTTTTCCATTTGTACATCCTCCCACGTCCACAAGCCAAGGCATTTGCACACGTCCGAGACGATATCAGTGCCGGTGATATACCCATTGCGCCCACGACTTGAGAGATTCTCATCCGTGAGTGTTACCAAAAAAGAGGCTTGCTCTTCTTGCGTCTTCATATTGTCAAGGTGTATAGCGGCCTAATGTGGCCGCTGACGGATACACCCCAGCGCTTGGCTGAGGTGTACGGCGTCAAAAGTTTTGAATAATCACGCCGCCGCCATCAACATCAATGACCGTCGTCCGATCCTTAAGGTATTTGCGCGCGTCGGCTTCGTTCTCCTCTTCGTTTTTGTCGTCATCCTTGAAATTTTCCGTGTACTCTTCCACGGCTTCCATTGCGCTATCGTATTCCGTGAAGTCACAGCATAGGCTGACAATGTCCAATTCCAGATCCTCGCCCGTTTCCTGTTCGTACTGTTCGAGATAGTCGAATAATGCGCGCTTGCCAGCATAGGAAAAGGTATCCTTGCGATCCGTCCAGCCGTTCCATTCATCGCAAAAGCTGGCAAATGTTAGTGTGAGTTTCATATAATTGCTATTTGCCGCTTGTAAGTGTCAAGCGGTCACGGATGCGCACGATGGGAGATCATGCGCACGGCGTGAAGTCTTACAGGATGAATGAAAGAACCAACAGCGCACCAAGTAACGCGAACGGGAGAGCCTCATGCACTCCCCACGACTTGCCAGCGTCCACGTGATAGAACTTCCAGCCTTGGGCGTATTTGTTTCGCATAGTGTTTGGATTTGGCGCGTTAGTTTCGCGCTCAGGTATTGGCATGATGCGAGATGTGCATCATGCCGAGAGTCTGAACGGGCGACTATTCGTCGCCGAGGATGGAAGAGAACACCAGCACGTCGCTAGAATCCTCCGGCTCGGGCTCGTCGTCCTTGGAGAGTTCGAGCTCGAGCGTCTGAATGAAAAGGGCGTCAAAGGTTTCGTAGTCGGACATTTTCGGCCTCCTTGTGCGAGAGTCTTTCGTTCTCGCAATGTAATCATCCCATGATATTAGAAACCTGTCAAGACCGCATATTCATTGGTCATATTGTACTTGTCCACATGATAACGAAACGCAATCATCTTGCCCCATTCAATGGGTCTTACAATACACATTATGCGACGCATGCGCTCGGCGTGATATCATGGGCGCATGATTATCAATGACCTACAGGCGCGGCACGTAGAGGCCGCCGCTGGCGCGCGCGACAGCTTAGAGCAAGCACACCCGGCCGGGTATCCACCCATATCCAAAGACGCGGTTCTCGCGGGCGCGCGCGAAAATCCAACTATCTGCCCCCCAAAAAATATTCCCGCAAATTTTTCTACTGATACCGCTCCGTCCTCACCCATCATCCCCCGCAAATTTGAGCCAGTGCTTTTATTCCAGCCCCCTGGGTTTACCGAGAATCCCTCGCACCCTCTCCGCCTTGCCCCAAAAAATTTTTCTGAAAAAATTTCTATCGACTCCCCGGAAGACGCTCATCGCCTCGCGCAAGCGATTGTCGAGTACTTTGCCCGCCCCATGTCGGGTTGGTATGAAGAGCACATGTTTATGCCTGATGGGGAAGAGCGCGTCGTAACAAAGCCATACACAGCCGCCCTCCCGCTGCTGGCAGAGTTCGCAAACGCGAACGGGATGACGGAGGCAGAATTAAAAAAGCTCGCCCGCTCCTTCCCTGATACGATTGGGCGCGCGCTCCAGTTCGCAAAGGATGTTGTGAAGACGCATCTGATTCGCGGCGGTATCAGTGGCGAGTACAATCCGCAAATGACGGCGTTCGTAGCGACGAACGAGACAGATATGAAGGCGAAGACGGAACACACGGAGCGCCATGTCGACGTGAACGACCTGCTAGACCGCATCGAACGATCGAGTAAACCAATCACATATGTCGAATAAAAACGTCCAATACGACGAAAGCCCCAAGCCAAATAGGAGCGCGCAGCCGCTCGATGTCCGCCTCACAGATCGTCTGTGGCGCTTGGAGAACCTGTACTTCATCAAGAACAAGCAAGGCGCCGTCATACGCTTTAAGCTAAAAGCTAGCCAGCGCCGTCTTCTCAGCAATCTTCATTCCCGCAACATTCTTCTCAAAGCTCGCCAGCTCGGGATGTCGACGTTCATCGCGGTATTGTTTCTTGATGAGTGCCTTTTCAAACAGAACGTAAGCGCCGCCATCGTTGCTGATAAGATCGAGAACGGTAAGAACATCTTCAAAAAGATCGACTTTGCGTGGACGCAGTTCCCCGCTCCATTGAAGGCGGCTCTCGGGTTGGAGTCCTCAAGTGATTCATCGAGTGAGATGAGTTGGTCAAATGGCTCATCGATCAAGGTTGGGACGACGCTTCACTCTGGAACCTACCAATGCTTGCACATTTCCGAGTATGGCCCGATGTGCGCGCAGAGCCCGGAGAAGGCAGATGACATTAAGAAGTCAGCATTGCCAACCGTCCCGGCAGACGGCGGCCTTGTGTTCATCGAGTCCACGGCAGAAGGCGAAGGCAACGACTTTCATCAGATGTGCATGGACGCGATGGAGCTGGAGCAAAAACTGCGTATACCAAATTCAAACGGGGGCAAGCGCGAACTCTTTCCAACGGAGTACAAATTCTTCTTCTTCCCGTGGTACGAGGAGGCCGAGTACCGGATTAAGGGGAACGTCGAGATACCGCGTCGTCTTGTTTTATATTTCGACGAACTACAAAAGAGCCAAGGCATCACTCTCGATATTGAGCAAAAGAATTGGTACACCTTGACGGAGAAAGATTTGAAGCACCGAATGAAGGAGCAGCACCCAAGCACGAAGGAAGAAGCTTTCCTGTCGTCCGGAAACAAGCAGTTTAATCCCGAGATCCTTGAACGGAAGATGCGCGAAGAGGTTCGCGAGCCGGAGTTCGTTGATGGCGACTTCGTTATCTACTCCCAGTACAAGCGCGGGCATGCGTATGGGATCGGCGCTGACGTTGGCGACGGCGTTGGCCTCGATTCAAGCACAGCGTGCGTCATCGATTTTACGGAGAACGCCGTTGCCGCGACGTACAAGAGTAGCACGATCGATCCAATTAACTTTGCCTTTGATCTCGCGCGAATTGGAACCGTGTACGGTGGCGCCATTATTGCGCCTGAAAACAACCGGACCGGCGCAGCGACGTGCTCAAAGCTCCACGAGATCTATTCCAATGTCTACCAGCAGGAAATCATGGGGCATATTGAGCGCAAGATGACGACACGCATTGGGTGGGCGACGAATGCCGCGACAAAGCCGCGCATGATGTCAGAGCTTAAAGCTGCCATTGAAGCCGACGACGATTCCCTCGCGATTCCGGATCCAACGATTCTTCGCGAGGCACGCATGTACGCGAAGGAAGATAATCTCATCATCGCCTCGGCGACTCAGCTCCTAAAGACGACAAAGCATTTCGATCTGCTCATTGCTACGGCGATCGCGTGGCAGATGCGCCACCACGCGAACATCAGCCTTGAAGATCCGAAGGCCGTTCATCGCGTAGGGCGTCTTCGCAGCCGCGCCCTCGCCGGCGAGCGCAGATTCCGCTAAGGCACAAATCTCTTGTAAAACAAGAAGTGTGGTACACTTGAGCAAATCGTATGCCCATGACTCCAAACACTAGCTCGCAAGGAACTGCCGGGATCTACGCGAACGGATCAACTGATAGCAAGCAGTCATACAACCTCGTTGAGCTCATCCGTCAGATGAAAAAGAATTTCATCGAGCGCGACATCGAGATCATGGATGGACTGATGTTCAATCAGTACAAAACTCTTCGGACCATTCATTATTATCTGAACTCGAAATTCGAGGGCGGAGATCTTGATGAGAATGGAAACGAAAAGTTTTTTCATAACATCATCAACCACCGGAATGCTCACACGACGAAAAACATCGATCTTGACACAAAAGATGTCCGAGTAGAGACGGACGTTGAAGGCAAATACTGGGCGACGTGGCTCATGCGCATGGAGCTTCGCGCGTGGATGAAGGAGGCGGATTTTTCTGTAAATCTGAATCAAGTCGCAGAGGATCTTCCGAAGTTTGGCAGCGTCGTTTGGAAGAAGACGGTTGACACGGATGAGAACGGTGAATCCATCGTTTGCGTCAAAAGTGTAGACCTACGTGATCTCATCGTTGATCAGACAGCGGATAGGCTACGCGACTCGCAGGTTGTCTGCGAGCGCATCGTCATGTCGAGCCAGCAGGTTCAGGATAAGATCAAAGATGGCTGGGACGAGACCGCCGTGAAGGCACTAGTCGCGACCGGGAACATGCCGGTCCGTAAGAAGAAGTATCTGGAGAATCGCGACGTCGAATCGTCTGGCGCGTATTCGTTGACAGACACGCTGCCGTCCATTGATGTGTACGAAGTGTGGGGATGGATCCCTGAAACATATCTTCCTGAAAAGATTCGCCCATCTGATCCTGATCCGACAAAATACAAGTACGTTATGGCCGTTGTTGGCGGCATTGAGGCAGGCGCTCAAAGCCAAACGCTCTACGCGGAGATCGCGTCTGAAGAGGACTTTCCGTACAAGGAGCTGCACATGCGTAAGACGCCTGGACGCTGGCTTGGTATTGGCAACACAGAGCTGCTGATTCCATTACAGGTCCGCATGAACGAGCTGATTAACCGATTCTTTACGGCTCTTCGCCTCGGCTCTGTTCATCTTTTTCAGACGCGTGGAAAACTTCTGCAAAAGAATCTTCTGCAAGACTCGCAGGACGGCGACATCATCGAAAGCACGCACCCAATCGATCCGCTTACTACGGAGATTCGAGCATTCGCGCAGTATCAGAACGAGATGAACTCCATCGAGATGCTGGCTGACAAGATCTGTAATACGCCAGAAGTCGTTACGGGCGCAGCGATGCCGTCTGCGACACCATTTCGCCTTGGCGCGCAGCAAGGCGTCGCGGCAGCCAAGATCTTCGACTTTATTCGAGAGAATTTCGGTATCTTTGTTGGCGAGGTTGTCTGCGACTGGATTCTTCCTTCGATTGGCGAGTCGATCACCGAGGAGCACGTCTTGAATCTCATGGGGTCCGCAGAAGATCTCGCGGTGTTCGATGAGGCATATCGCAAGTCTGTTCTCTTTGAGCAGGTGAAAGATTACGTTTTGAAGTCACACTATCTTCCATCGCAGGAGGAGTTTGCTACGGCAGAAAAAGCTCTTGCCGATCAGATGAAGGGGAGTGATAAGAAGATCAAGATCGAAAAAGGATTCTTTGACGCTGAGTTCATCGAGAAGTGTCGCATTATCTGTGATCCGACAGGCGAGACTGTTGATAAGACGGCACAAGGCGAGACGCTTGGAAACATCTTGCAAATTGTGACGTCAAACCCAATGATCATGCAGGATCCAAATGGACGCATGATTATCGGGAAGATCATGGAATCCGCAGGGATCTCCCCGATCAGTCTATCCGGATTCATCTCGCAGCCCGATTCATCCCTTCTCCCTCCGGGGGCGCCAGAAGCGGCAGCGGCCGCCTCCCCTAGCCAGAAGAAGTTTGCGCAGAATCCGGGGAGCGCAGGCGCTCCAAAAGGCATGTCTCCTGAATCAGTCGCCGCGAACATTCAAGCTCAAGCGAAATAAAAACATATGATGCCAAACCTCATCCCACAGATGTCAAGCGAAGATAAAGCCATTATTACTGATTTCGTTCGATCGAAGAGCGAAGCGTCTATGGCGCTTCGCCGCTTGATCGATCAGTACATGGAGCACTTCCGGGATATCCGGAACATCGATCTCCATGAGAACGTCGGTCTCCAAACATGTTCTCACGTGCGGGCATATGATATGCTTGAGGAGATTTTTGCAGAGATCGAACTCTGTGAAAAGAAGATGCCGCAAAAATCGGCGGCAGCAAAGTCGTTCCGATAATTCTTAATCAGCTTCTATGAAGAAGATGAAAAAGGGCGGCAAGCATGACGGGCGCACTGTCAACGCAAGCGGCGTAATGTCCGGAATGGGCAAGAAGTCGAAGGCGAACATGAGCGCCAAGAATGCTAAGCGCTGCGAAAAGTAAACGAGCGTTTGGTGAGAAGTGCTAGTTTTTAATCAACACGGACACCAAAGTCCTTAAAATGACTGTCACAAAAGACAATAAAATGACGATCTATGTCAGACGAAAAAGACAAGAAAGACGATATCGACGAAGGTGATGACGACCTCGACCTTGATCTCGACCTCGACGACGATGCCGATAATCTCGACCTCGACGACGACGAAGGAGACGGCAAGGACGATGACGCAGAAACCGCCGACGATAAAGATAAAGATGCTGACGCGGACGATGACGATGATTCCACGGATTTTACCGAGGAAGATCTCAAGAATCCGGAAAAGCAAAAACTCGCCCTCGAAGAATTGAAGAAGGCGAAGAGTTCAGCCAGGCAGCGAGCTATTTGGAAAAAGCGCGCCCTTAAAGCGGGATGGAAAAAAGACCAACCGCCGGAAGCGCAACCTCCAAAGAAAAAGACGCCGGCGCCAAAGAGCGCAGATGCCGTCGAAGAAGCTCGACGCCTGAATGAACGGACTGAGTTCCGTCTCGACCATCCGGAGGTTCACCGAAAGATGATCGACGAAATTCAAAAATACGCGACTGCCAATAACATGACGCTTGAACAAGCATTCAGACGTCCGCTTATTCAGAAATTTGTCAACGATAAAGATCTGAAAGAACGGCTCTCGAAAGCATCTCCAACGTCCCGGCATCGCAGCTCACACGCACAGCCGCCGAAAGATTGGAGCCGAGCGACCTCGGAAGAGATTGCCGCTCATGAACGCGAGGTTCGCCAGCGCGCCTCATCCCGGTAGCTACGCTGTGAGATCTAACAATCTCACTTTATATGGGAAACACCACAACTTCTGTCGTAACACACGTTCGTTCGTTTTACGATCGCCAGATGCTTGAGAAAGCAAAGCCACACCTCGTTCACACGTGGTTTGGTCAGATTCGCGATATTCCACAGAATGCGACGGACACGATTAAGTTCCGCCGCTACGGCCTCTTGTCTGCCGCAACCACGGCTTTGACGGAAGGCGCGACGCCAGCCGGCTCCTCGCTCTCTGTTACGGACCTGTCCGCAACGGCAGCGCAGTACGGCGACTTCGTGACCCTCACGGATGAGCTTGAGACGGAAACGGAAGACCCGGTGATCATGGAAGTCAACGACATTCTTGGTCAACAGGCCGGCAACACGTTTGATCAGCTCTGCCGCGACGTCCTCGTTGCAGGGTCAAACGTTCAGTACGCCTCTACGGCTGTTTCGCGCGTCACGGTGACTTCTGTGATGAAGATCTCCGCTGCCGAAATTCGCGAAGCAGTCCGCACGCTGAAGCGCCAGGAAGCCCGCAAGATCACGTCGATGATCTCGCCGAACCCGAACATTGATACGATCCCGGTCAACTCTTGCTTCGTCGCCATCGTTCACCCGAACACGACGTACGACTTGAAGGCTGATACGGAATTTGTTCCAGTCGAACAGTATCCAAATCAGTCAGACGTTATGCCCGGCGAAGTCGGCAAGCTCGATGAAGTTCGCTTCATTGAAACGACGAACGCTAAGGTGTTCTCTGCCGCTGGTTCCGGTGGCATCGATGTGTATGCGACCCTGATCTTCGCTGCGAATGCCTACGGCGTTACGCGCATCGCGGGTAAGGCCTTGCAAACCATCACGCACCCAATGGGTTCCGCCGGCACGGCTGATCCGCTCGATCAGCGCTCGACGCACGGTTGGAAGGGGTACTTCGTTACGAAGATCCTCAACGACAACTGGCTTGTCCGTCTCGAACACGCAGTCACAGCTTAATGAAACGGGGAGGGTTTTACTGCCCTCCCCTTTTCCTGTAACTTAATAAAATCACTTTGAATATATGGACGAATTTCAACAAGCAAAACCGCCCGTCGAAAGCGCTGAAGAAGAGGCTGTGAAGCCTGCAGCGAAAAAAACGACAAAGGCAGCAAAAGTCAAACCGCAGGTTGATGAAAGCGAGGACGTAGAGTCTTCGGAGTATAACCCAGCCGATCAAATCGGAGACCTCCTTGAGCTCCGAAAGTATCAGCTCTCAGATAAGGCGAAGGCCGTTCGTAAGCATCTCGCTTCACAGGGGCTTATTCGCGTGCTTGTGCCTCGTATGGAGGGCGAATCAAAAGACGCTATCCATCCGTTCATCATTTCCGGTTTTGATTTCGCTGTCCGTAAGGGCGTGTATCAAAACGTCCCGGAAGATGTCGCCGACATGATTCGTGACAACTACGGTCAGGATGCGCAGCTCGTCGCTGATCATCCGTTAAATCTTAAAAACAACTCCGCTGCCGCGAAAGAATTTTCTCGGTAATCGGAAATCTTGATATATGGCAAAATCCATTGCCCTCGATGTACACACATCCCAAGCCGGCGCGACAACGCTTTTTGGGAAGATTCAATCCACGCTGTGCGATCGCCTCTTTAATACGATGGGCCTCGCGATCGGCACGGGTTCTAAGAAGAAAGTGAAGGTCGTCAACAAAGGCTATTGCCTTGTGAACGGGTCCCTGCTCTCCGTCGCTGCGGCTACGGAAGTCACGCTCCCCGCGACGTCGGTCACGAATGGGAAGTATAACGTCATCGCACTTTATGCTACTGCAACCGACACGGTGTCGGCTGTGTTTGGCACGGAGGGCGCGGCGCTCGCCGACGTCGTTCTCCCAACGATTCCAGCGAACTCCGCAGTCTGCGGTCTCGTCATTATTCATCCGACGGGTACCGGCGCATTCGTCGGCGCTTCTACGGATCTTGATGACGCTACGGTTGTTCCGAACGCTGTGTACATTGATACACCAGCCGGCTTCAATCCGAACATGCTCTCATTGTAAGAGGCTTTCTGCCTGTCGAAAGACGGGCAGAATCCTTTTCCTATGACACTTACCGACCTGCGCGCCGACGCTCTCCGGAACGTATCTCTTCAAATCACGACGTCGGATTTTCCAACGGCCGATATAGATGCTTGCTTAAACAAGTGGTATCGGATGACCGTTGGTTGGATTATCGGATCTGTTGGTATCTGGGAGTACCAGGGCGAAAAATCAACAACAAATCTTGTCAATGGGCAAAGTGAATACGTGCTTCCAACGACGATGATCTCGTTGAACCGCGTATCCATCAAATATCCAAACGCAACGAACTACGTCGTCGCTCGACGCTTAGATGATAAAGAAACGTCAAGCGCATTTGAGAACGGTGCTATTTCGCAAGGCAGCGAGGCAGCCCCCGTGTACAGAGAATTTGATAATTCCATTTTCATCTATCCAGTCCCTTCGGGGAACGTAACTTCAGGCATTGCCATCGAGACAGTCAACGACATTACGGAACTTGCAGCGGGCGGAGATTTGCCAAACATCAATCCACTCGTTCATCAGATATTATCGTTAGGAGCGGCGATGGATTACTGCGATAGCGAAGAGATGTATAACAAGGCGTCACGCATCGAGCGGCGTATCTTTGGGCGCCCTGGTGGCGACGGCCGCGATGGATTAAAATATCTCGTGGAAGAACTTGCTGCGAATCGCGATACATCTGAACGAAAACAAATTCGTCCACGCAGACGTTCATATAAATAATCCACACATATATGCTATCTGAAAAATCAAAGTCTAAAGGCTTCATCGAGTTCAAGGTTCTCGATAAAGACGGGAACGTGAAAGAGGTTAAGCGAGTTAGAAATTTGATCACGAATGCAGGACTTGCTCTTGAGGCTGGACGCGTTTCTGGATCAGGGTCTCCGGCAGCGGCGACATATCTCGCTCTTGGTACAGGTACAACGCCTGCCTCTGCTTCCGATACGGCACTTCAGTCTGAGTTATCGACATCCGGACTGTCCCGCGTATCCGCGACCGTCTCGCTCGTCACAACGACTGTCACGAACGATACGATGCAGCTCACTAACACGTTCTCAGTTTCAGGGAGCGCGGCAGTTACGGAAATCGGCATTTTGAATGCTGCCTCCGTTGGCACGCTATTATCACGCGCCGTTTTTTCTGCAGTCAACGTCGTCAATGGGGACTCACTTGTCGTGACGTATAAAGTCAAGTTCTCATAAATCGCGTCTCGTGATAGGCGCTTGCATTGAAAATTTCGCCATATTATGTCTATCACTTTAGATGCGATCTCAAGCAAAGTTGCTGGCAACACATCGTCTTCGAGCAATGCACATACATGTGCCTCATCGAACACCGTTCTCATCGTCGGTGTACAGGCTGATTCAGGCGTCGATCCAACCGGAGTAACGTATAACGGGGTAGCGATGACGAAAGCGATTTCGTTAAACGCTGGTATACACACGTCTTTATGGTATCTAGCCAGCCCCGCAAGCGGCGCACACGACATCGCTGTGACGTTTGCCGCCGGACATTACTTCAATTTTTTTGGGATATCCTTGAACGGATGCGACACGAGCTCGCCCATTGATGGAACGGCCAGCGCCTCCGGATCAACCAATGACGCAAAAACATCGCAATCGCTCTCTATACTGGGGGGATGGAGAGTGCTTTCTGGCGCCCACAATCGAAACTCATCAGTAGCAGCTATAGCTGGGAGCACTGTACAGACGAATGTTCATGAGCCAACCGATAACTTTTCTGGCATCGGTGTATCAAATTCGTCAGGATCTACGGGGGCGGCTGATGTGGGGTGGACAATGGGAACTCCTAGTGACGGATGGTATGCCGTATCAATAGGTGTAGCACCTCTTGCACAACGCATCACGCAATCGGAAACGTCTGTGTCATCGGATGCTGTAACGAAGAGCCTAAGCAGATCTATCATCGAAACATCTTTGAGTTTGGATTCATTATCCAAAGCACTCTCTCGCGCGATGATAGAGACGTCAACGTCTATTGATCTTACCCCAACCGTATCCCGCATAATTTCTTTAGCACCAACGACGGAGATAAGCGTATCCACAGACACTCCCGACGCAACAAGTCTATGGAATCGTCGAACGAAGCCTTCGTCTTCGTGGTCCGTTAGATCTACGCCTACAACATCTTGGGTAGATCGCACACCTCCCATTACACCATGGACATAGAAACGTGGTATGATTGAATAAACATTTTTTATTCGTCACTCATTCATTATGGAAAAAACTCCATCCACAGGATCTCAATATCGAATCGCTCTTACAGGGTTCGGGAATCCGGTTCGCTTGAACGGCGGCGCATGCAAGGCTGTTCTCATTTCTGCAAAGGTTGCAATTAACGGGTTATCCGGAGGCGCATCCACGGATAATGCGGACGTCGTACTCGTCGGTGTTGGGTCAGCGCCAACGGTCGTCACGGCATACGTTGGACAACCTATCCAACCCGGCCAAACACAGATTTTTAATGTGAGCGACGCCTCGCTGCTTTACGTCGACGGTGCAAGCGGGGATGCGGTTGACGTCGCATTACTCTTCTAAGTATGCCAAATTTCTTCGACATTCGTGGAACTGCCTCGAAAATGATCGCGGCTACCGTTGGTACGCTTACGGTACTAACGGCTGTATTTTTCAGCGGAGCTCAACGCGTTAACAGAGTCGTTGTAAATACGTCAACGTATTCAATTGCATCTACGGATTTCTACGTTGCCGTTTCTTCGACGAGCCAAGCTCCAACGATTACACTTCCAGCAGCGAGCTCAAAACCGTCCGGTTCTGAGCTTATTATTAAGGATCGAAACTGCACAGCGAATACGCGGAATATTACAGTTGTTCCAACGGGGGGAGACACGATCGACACAGCATCATCTGCGGTGATTTCACAGAACTGCGCATCACTCATGTTCATTTCAAACGGGTCGAGTGGTTGGGAGATTAACTAGTCTTTAATTCGATATATGAACAAGCGTAAATATCTTTTAGCATCAATCCTTACAGTCGCCGTTCTCGTCACGGCATTCTCTTTCCAGCCAGTTCGAGCTGCGTATACCGGCCTCATCAGCTACATTACGGGAACTGGTGGGTACAACAACGCAACGTCCACGGTGGTAAACGTGCTTAATACTCTCCCTCTCGGCCAATATTCTTCTGGTACTCGGGCGTTATCGGATGGTCAATTTTCAGCGTGGCCGCTCGATTCAAATGGATTCCCGATCGTGACGCTCGGCATTCGCTTGCCCGGCGCCGATGTCTATAACGATGTCCAAAAAGTCGAGCAGCAGATGAATGGATCATACACCACGACAACGCTTGGAACAGCGCTCGCGATCAAGTCTGGAGCGAACTTCATTCATACATGCACCGTTTCAGGCGAACTTGGGTTGACGGTCTCTCTATATGACGCGCTCACGATCACGGGAACCCCTATCGTGATTAAGAATTACACTACGTCGACTCCATATACAGTCACGCTCGATAAAGCCTTAGTCACAGGTCTCTCCATGACGACATCTGGGAATCAAGCACCTGCCGGCGTGACCTGCACGACGCGCAATTAATATGCTGAAAAAGCTCCGTAAACTCGTCGCTGGAATCGTTCTAGCTTCACTATCTGTGGGGCTTTTTCCGATTCAAGTTAGCGCGACGTCGTATACAGTAGTTCAAAACATCTCATCGTCTCTCATCAAAACATCCAACTCATCAAACAGAGTCGATGTTTCTGATAACGCAGCATTAAAACCGGCTCAGATTACGGTTGCAGCTTGGATAAAGATGCAAAGTCCGACAAGCCCATCTTTTCAGCCATTCGTCATCAAGTCTTCATCCGGGTCTTGGAACGATGGATATGCGTTATCCACGGATAGTTCCGGCGGGTTGCGCTTTTGGGTGAACGCTTGGAATGCGGGCGCAGCAGTAACACCAGCAACACCGTATACAGGCAGATGGATTCGCGTTGTTGGGACGTATGACCTGCAAAACGTAAAGTTGTACGTCAACGGTTCTTTGGTGAACACGTCGGCTTCGTATACGACGGCAATCACGCACTCTACGGGAAATCTTCGGTTTCTGAATGATTTGTCTACGGACTATGCTCTCGGAAACATATCGGACGTTTCCATCTCAGGTGCAGCATGGTCTGCGACGGATGTTGCGAATGATTATTACAATGCAAAACTACCATCTAGCGTCACAAATCGCTGGAAGTGTGATGAAGGAGCTGGTACGAATGCCGTTGATTCTGTTGGTGGATTAAATGGGACGATCACGGGTCTTACATATTCCTCCGACACCCCCTCAAAGCCATATTCTCTCGTCAACCCCAATCTCGTTAAAAACGGTGATTTTGAGTATGCGCCACCGTTTGTGGCGGCGACGAACAACTCAAATAAATATATTGATGGAACCGCCATTGGAAGCACGACGAATGACCTTTT